GCACTCTTTACGCGGCATATGTAAACAATGGTAATTTGTATGAAGTTATCTCTAATGATGGGGGAGCAAATTGGGCCGATCCAGTACAAATGAATGATGAGGATGGACATGTTGTTGCAGAAGAAAACTGTATAGATGTTCATTCAGCAGGTATTGTTTGGGTTGATGATAGAAACGATGCATTAAATATTTACTATGCACAATTACCAGGAACAGGATCACCGCCAAGTAAACCAACAGTTTCCTATGATAAACAAAACGATGATGAGAAATAGATACGTAGCATACTATAGGGTTTCCACTAAGAGACAGGGAGAGTCAGGTCTTGGTCTTGAGGCTCAGGTCAGAATGGTTCATGGATACGTCAGGAACGGTGTCATCATCAAGGAGTTCACCGAGAAGGAGACAGGAACATCTAAACGTGAAAGACCCATACTATCAGAGGCTATCGAAACCTGCAAGGAGACAGGATCAAAACTACTGATAGCAAAACTCGATAGACTTGCTCGTGACGTACACTTCATATCGAGCCTGAGTAGAACGGGTGTTGACTTCGTCTGTTGCGATAATCCTAATGCTAACAAGCTGACTATCAATCTGTTAGCGTCTGTTGCTGAGAGTGAGGCTGAGGCTATATCTTCGAGAACCAAGCATGGTCTTGAATCAATAAGGGAAAGGATAAGGAAGGATGGTAGCTACCTGTCAAGGTCTGGTCGAAAGATAACATCTCTTGGAAATCCTGACAATGCTACAGATGATGGAAGGAGAAAAGGTGGAGAAGTTATCAGACAGAGATTCATGAACAATCGCAATACTAGGATGGCACGACCTTACGCAATGGAGCTGAGAGGCAGAGGTCTTGAGCTTACAGACATAGCCGAAAAGCTGAACAGTAACGGATTCATCACGGCTACTGGCAGACAATACAATAAGTACAGTGTACATAAACTGATAAAGTAATGCTATGGATATTTTTGATTACAATAATTGTGGCTCTGTCTTGCTACTTACTTCACGGATACGACAGGAACATAAATCCCTTATCAAGGACGGTTTCCATATACTTCAGGTACAGGTGGATGGATAGAAGATGTAGGTTATTGGACAGGGTTTTATTTAACTTGGTGATAATTTTAATAGTAGGAACATACATAACAATAGCAATGACATGGTAAGAGAAAGAGACTTAATAGAGATTGGATTCAGTAGGGAATACCCTCTGTACAGAATGGGAGACATTACGATTTATGCGTATGATGATGATGACAGGCTCGATGTCTATTACATGATAGATGAACTACCAATCAGTGATCGTGCATCATTTCCATATGACAAGTCAATAAGAGTAAGAACAGTAGAACAACTAAAACAACTGATAGATGAAAGGAAAGGTTAAAGTAATAGTAAGGGTTGCGGTAGAACACCCTGACGCTGAGACATTCAATTGTCTTGGGAATAAGATTGTGCTAAAGGCAGAGAGTTACGATCATGCTTATGAGTTTGCAATGACAATACTTAATTTGCGAGACACAAAAATGTTTGAGTACGGAGACTTGATGTTCTTCAACAAGGGAATACTAATAGAGATAGACAGATGAATAAAGAAGAGAAAAAAGCAATCATTGATATACTCGCTAAGTGGAGGGATATGATAGGAGTTGATGGCAGGAGCGTTGACATATTGATAGACCGAGTGAATCAGATATACATTCCAGAGTCTATAAACATACAGGAGGTTGATGTTATCAAGGCGGACATTGCTGAGATGTGCAGTCAGATAAAGTATGATGTCAAGCAGAATAAAGTACGTGGACCTGAGAACACAACTAAGAGGATGGCAATCTACAAGGCTTCTGAGATAAAGTATGGTAGAACATCAAGCATGGAGTGTGCAATTAAAGAGTTCTTCGATAAGGATAGGACAACATTACTGCATTGGAGGAATAAGTCTGATGACTTTATCGATATAAAAGATCCAATGTTTGTCAGGTATGTTAATGAGTTGTTAACTTAGTAAAACAAATACCGATTAAAATGAAACGCTATCAAGTAAGACGCTGGGATCAGCGGAATACATTACGATTAAAGAAGTACGCATACCCTATGTGGTTTATGATGAATCTAGTGACAGTAATGTTAACGTATATAATGTTTAATATAAATTAAGATGACAGAAAAAGAAGCAGACAAGTTACTATCGAAAGTAGTACATGGAATGATTGATCTCGGTATGCATGGACAGGAACATATTCATGACACTCCACTGAACACAATATTTTTAGGGCTATCATCAGCGATCATATCAACAGGTGGATCAAATATTGACGATGACATAAAGGATGCCTCAGTAGACCTGTTGGAAGCCCTTGCATCGGTAATCAACTCCTCCAGGCTTATGAAGGAGATTGACATACAGAATCAGATCAACGACCTATTAGAATAATTAGTTATGGGATGGATTAAAATTGACAGGAACATAACCGAGCATTGGTTGTGGACTGACGAGAAGAAACTGAAGTGGTGGTTGACCATACTTCTTGATGTGAATTACTCGGACAGGAAGATGGCACTTGGGTACAATACCTATGAGATAAAACGTGGTCAATCACCTAACAGTATAAGGACTTGGGCAAGCATTTTTAAGACAGGAACGAAGTCAGTTGTAAGGTTCTTGGATATGCTTGAGAAAGAGGGTTTGATAACGAAGGAAACAATAGGAAATGGGAAACACTCAACAACACTCGTAACTGTCTGTAAATACGATAGTTATGACCACTCAGGAAACACAAAGGAAACGCAAGAGACAACGGTAAGTACCACGCAAGTGGATACGCAAGTGGATACGCAAGGGGGTGACATAAGAAGAAAGGAAGAAAGAAAAGAAGGAAAAAAAGAAAGAAATAACATAAATGCTCCAAGCATAAACGAGGTGATTGAGTATGTTGTAGGATGTGGGTATCCTCAATCCATTGCGGAGAAATTCCACGCACACTACACTATAAGAGGATGGGTTGTAAAGGATGGTTCTAAGGTTGATAATTGGAAGGCTCTTCTGAATAACACTTGGTTCAAGAATAAGAAGAAGTCAGTTGTCAAAGCCCCACCGTTAGAGCCAGGATGGAAGTATGTGGGACTTTCTGAGGCTTATGATATTGTACGTGATCAAAATAATGTAAGTTTGTCCGAGCAAGTGAAGATTGGTGCAGGAGATGATTTCGTCAGGAATATGATGAACAGAAACCCATCTTACCACAATGTAGGTGAAGGATGGAAATACAGAAAGACCACATGAAGAAACTGTTTGAAAGAGAGATAAGCATTTACGAGAGCCTGTATGATGTGGATTCAAGCCATGTGATAACTGTAGGTCAGGCTCTTGGTCGTATCAAGAAAGGTAAGAGCAAGGATAAGGTTGAGCAGATACGTAGACTTGGTAGTGGTAAAGAGCGTGATAGTGTTAAGAAGAGTCTGCCATCTCCGTTGTTCTCTGGTGTGTTCAAGTCTCGTAACGACAACAACATCATCTCATACACTGGTCTGATATGTTTGGACTTTGATCACTGCAAGATAGTTGAGAAGATGTCCGAGCTGAAGAGGAATAAGTACGTGATCGCCTGTTGGGTTTCTCCGAGTGGAAATGGAGTGAAGGCTTTGGTAGAGGTGTCGCAACCAGAAAGACATCTTCAGCACTTCGATGCCATGCTTGAGGACTTCAAAGACCTTGACCCTACAGGAAGGAATCTTAGTCGTGTATGTTTCGAGTCGTATGATCCAGATATGTACATTGCTCGTAAATGGGAGGTGTATGACAGGATGATTGAGAAGGTGTATGATGCTGTTCCTGTCAAAGTAACAACCGAGAACAGTATCTACGAGAAACTCAAGAAGTGGATGATAAACAAGGGTGAGGGATTCTTTGAAGGTAACCGTAACAACTTCGTATTCAAGCTTGCCTGTGGATGTCTGAGGTTCGGGCTTTCGAAAGAAGAGATAAGAAACCCAATGATAGGCGATTTCTGTGGTGGTTCATTCACTGTGAAGGAATTGGATATTATCATAAACTCGGTCTACAGGAACTATGCATCAGACTTCGGTACTGCTGAGTTCACTGACGATGACAGACTCATACATACAGTAACAAGGGAAAGCATTGAACAGCAACTTGAGTCGTTGGACGGTCCGCTTGAAGATGTGATATACCTGAATGACATCTTCGCAGATATGTTGAAGGACTTCCACTCTGGCAATCAGAAAGGAGAGACAACACACTTCAACGGAATAGATGAAAGATTCAGATGGTGCAGGGGTGAGATAACAATTGTTGGAGGAATAGGAAACTTTGGAAAGTCTACGATGATGCTACAGCTAATGCTTATGAAATCATTGA